CCTTAGGGATGTCACCGATCTCAGTGAGCCCAAGGTTTACGTGAGACAGAAGGCAGGTGTCGCGGCTCTTGAGCAGGATCTCCTGGCAAACGTTGGAGTAGATCCGTTCGTTGTTTGCGTCGTACTGCTTCTTGACAATCCACACGTCACCACGACGAGCGGCAGCCATAATTGCCTCGAGCTTTTCAGCATCTTCAGGCATCATGATTGTCGGGTCCACGTTGACACAACGCTTGAGCCAGGGGATACGAGCACGGTCGTAGTTCAGGAACTCAATGATGTCCTTATGGTCCGCGTCGAGGTGAGCCACTATAGCTCCGTTTCTGTACTGACCACCGCGACGGAGAATCTCGTTGAACTTGGAGAAGATCTCCATAAATCCACACGGACCAGAGCTGATCATGCCGTGCTTGTTCTCTGTACCCCTTGGACGCAGTTTCGACAGGTGGACAGCGACACCAGCACCGTAACGAAGAGCCTTGGAGCAGAAGGTGAACGCACCCTCCAAGCCATCAGGGTGCTCATCCATCGTGTCTTCCACGACGAACACCGTGCAGCTGATCGGGTAACGGCGCGTGGGGTTGTCGAGCCAGCTTTCGACGCGGCCCGTCATTGCGATTGCAGGATTCATCAGAGTCAGAGATCAGTCAGGTTGGCGGGTTCATAGTCAGGTCCCTTTTGGACCTTGCCATCAACCTTTGTAAATGGGAATTTGGAATAGTTCGACGCCGCGATCCGGTCAAAGGCTTGGTCTGGATCGACATCCATAGTATGTAGAAGACCATAAACAACCCAAAGAAGGTCGCAAGCTTCTTTAATAACGTCGGGGCGTGTCTCGTAATTCCAAGCGTTGATGAGTTCGTAGAACTCCTCCTCGACATATCTTAGTTGAGCTTCACTGTCAGGATCAGTCAGTTGTTCCGCACGATCCATCCAATGCTTCACTATTGAGGCATTCGAATTCAGGGTCATCGCGATTCTCGAGAATTGTTTTGTAAATGCGGCTGAAACGTTTGGCTTCAAATTTTTCGGTCCGTTGAATGAGTCGTTCAAGATACCACTTAGCTTTCTTGAGATCTTCAAGACCGTTCTTTTCTTGGTAACGGGTGACGTATTTGACTACGTTGCCTTCAAGAAAATCAAGAGCGTGGCTTTCGATGTAATCGATACACTCAATTACATCTTCACCGCACCCGTAGTGGCTTGGTCGTATTGGATTGTTGGAGGTGTCCATAACTGAAGCTCATTGAGTTGGTACTCAGAATTTCGGAGGATGCGGGCCAGCCTAGCTTGTCTTAAAGCGTAGTCAGCACCTAGATGTTTCTTTTCAAACTGTTTGACTACAGCTCCCCATGCGGAGGTCTCTGTAAATCCTTCTTCTGGTACCAGCTTTGCTGCTGAAACCTTTCCACACCCAGGGCAACCAGGATAGCCGTCAGTGGTATCACCGGTAAGAACCTGACGATAGAAGAAGACATCGGCTTGAAGTTGAGAAACGGTTTCGATCTCACCAGCATCGTTGAGGTGAGCTCCAGGAATTTGCATCAGGTCCTTGTCACCAGACCAAATGACAGCCTCGTCTGGGTGGCGAGTGGCAAGGATGCCCAGGACATCGCCACCTTCAAGGTCGTACCAGCATTCAGAAGGAAACTCTTCCTCTGCCCTCTGACGCATGGCCTTGTATCCCACAGGCTTACGACGATGCAAGGTGCCTCGACGATTACCCTTGTAGGTGCTGTCAACCTTGAGCCTGAAATTTGACTCTGCAGTCCAGCACAGGGTTATTCGGGATGCTTTGGCTTGTCGTTGAAGTTTGGTGACAAGCTCTCGAAACATTTGCTGAGCTTCGCTGACCAAGATGTGAGTTGTGATGACGTTTGGCATCCACTCAATCTCACGTTCGCAGCTTGCAACTGTTTTGTGCAGAAGCATGTCTGCGTCAAACAGTCCCCACGTCATCCTTGAGTCCTCCGTAAAACTCTGCATTGAGCATATTCTTGCGCTCCAGATAATCCAGAGCTTTGAGGACGCCTTGTGTATTGTCCCCCAGCTTGCCAATAGCCATGTTGCAGTCACCACAAAGCCAGCCTCGGAAGGCCTGGGTTTGGTGATCATGGTCAAGCACAAGCTTCTTCACCTCACCACAGCACTCACAGCGGCTGTCCTCAGGCTCCTTATGGAGTTGTCTAAGTCGTTTGCGGTTGCGAGCGTTGAGGTTGTTGCAGATCTTGCAGTGCGGGTAGAGGCCGTCTGGCTTTTGTTTGTCTTTAGCAAACGCAGTCAGAAGCTTTTCTTCCTTGCAAACGGTGCAAACCTTAGTGGCACTCGGCCCAGGTGTTTCCGACTTTGTACTCGGCAGCGATTTCGATTCGGAGTCCGAGAGCCTCTCCGGCGAGAGCTGCAGCCTCAACTGCGAGTTGTCCGAGTCGTTCTGCGTGTTGCTCATCGACCGAGAACTGTATTTCGTCATGAACATGAGCGAGAAAAGACCAGTGTCTGTCATAAATAAGTCCCTCTTGTTGGAGCAACTCGTAGCACTTGATGTACCAAACCTTTGATATTAGTGCTCCTGCAGATTGCAAAAGGAAGTTAAGTGAACTATGTGATGACCTGATCTGTATCCTGCGACCGTCAAGAGCTTTGACGTAGCCTTCCTTCTCAGCCTTGTCAGTGACTCGCTTTGTGAGCTCAGCCAACGCTGGCATATTTTTATAGTACTTACGTTTTAGTTTTGCGCCGTCTTGGTTTGTGATAGTAGAGATCTTCTCTGCACCCGCTCCATACATCAGGGCGTAGAAAAATGTCTTGGCTTGGTCTCGTGACGTGAGACCAGCAGCCTTTTGGTTTGCAGTGTGGATGTCACCGTGCAACACCTCGTTGGCAAACTTGCCCCCATCGAAAGGCCAACAGTAATGCGCCAAGCAGCGTGCCTCGATGCCGCTTAGATCCACGCCAACCTGTTTGCGGTTCTTCCTCAACCGCCCCTTCGGGTTTACGTCAGGTACAAACAGCGACCGACATTCGGTGCCCAACTCGGACCTGACGGCCGGGCACTGGGCCATGTTGGGGTTGACGTGGGAGCAGCGAGCCGTGGCACAGCCGACCGTAATCACACTGCCGTGAATACGACCGTCAGACTCAACCAGTTTCAACCAAGCATTGTTGCCAGTGCTTAGTTGACCCAGGCGTTTTTGGAGGGTGAGGTGTGAAACAAAATCCTCAGCTCCAGGAATCTTCGACAGAATCTTTTCATCCACCTTGGGTTTCCCCGTATCGGTGAAGTCACCAGGTTGCCAACCCAAGTGATTCTGTAGCACCCAAGCGATGTGATCCCTTGAATTTGGGTTCAACTCAGTTAACCGAGTCATTGGTGCATCAGCGACATAGCCACGTCTGGCGTTGTCACGTTTGGGCTTGAAGATACCTCCGTCAACAAACGGGAACCGTTGTCGCAAGCGTTCGTTGAGATTATTCAGTTTGTCGTTGATCGAGGCTTCAAGAACCAGTGCTTCCCGAACGTCAAAGGGAAAACCTGACTTTTCTTGCTTGGCGATAAGACTTGCGAAGTCCATCTCCAAGTTGACAGCACAGGGATAGGACTCGATCTGCGGCTTCAGGCGCTCCAAAAGCTTAACGTTTAATTCAACATCGCAGACGCATCGCTCTGCAAGTTCTTCCGTCAGCTCGCTGAAGTCAGTCATGTCAGCGTGGCGCTTGCTGTAACCCAGCCGAAACCCGTACGCCTCGAGGCTGTGCCTGCCGTACATCTGCATCGGCATCCCAGGCCACTTCTTCTTGAAGTCAAGGTCAAGCAGGTTGGGATACACCATGCGACACAGGATCAGTGTGTCGAGCACCAGGCCCTTGGGTTTGAAGTCTGGGTACAGGTTTTGGATTGCGGGAATGTCGTACTGGATCACGTTGTGTCCAGCAATCACATCAGCCTCCTCGAGGAGCGGCAACCACTCCTGAGGGTCCTTGTAAAGCTTGGTCTCTCCGTGCTGTGAGATGGCACAGCAGTGGATCTTCGTGACCTCTCTAGGCTTCAGCGCGTTCGTCTCCACATCGAACGTCATCGTCGATGTAGAAACTAATTCCTTGTGCTTCACAGTGGTCAATGAATGGGTCGATGTCTTCCTTGTTGACTGTGTAGCAGAAGTCATTGGACTTGAAGAAAGGTTTGCAGACAGCTTTACCACGTTCGGACGCAGCAAACACAGAAGCTTTGGTGGCGTTCAAGCTCCTTACGTGGACATCAAAAGTCGGTTTCAAAAGAATCATCAGCGAGTGTTTTCTTACTGTTAGTGCTTTTTAGCTCCAACATTCTGCCTGTATTTTCCTCATAATTCACTTCACCTGCGACTCCACACCAACCTGTGAATCGATTCTTGAGGACTCGAATCGTAGTCCCTTCTGTGGCATCTTTCTGTTGGTCCCGCTCCAAGCCAAGGCATACATCAGAAAGCTGAGGTATAGAGTGGCTGCCACGAAGCTGGCTAAGGGTCGTCTGTGCCCCATTCTCATGGCCCTTGTCTCCCTGAGGTCGACGTAAGTGTGACACCAACAGCATCCCGCAGCCTGTTTCTTCAACAAAGCTTCGGAGCTGGGTCATGGTTTGGTCGATGGCTCGACGCTCATCCCCGTTCTCCAGACCCGATACCAGAATTGAAAGGTGATCGAAAATAATCCACTTACAACCACAGCCAGTAACCAGGTGCCGTACACGATTAAGAAGAACGGTAGGGTCAAGACTGCCGAAATGGTCGTAAAGATAAAGGCGACCAGTCCCAAGCGTTTTCTCAAAAGCTTCTTCAATTTGGTCGTCTGAAAAGATGCCACGGTCAATGTGAATAGGGTAGTTGAGCTCCATTCCAACGAAGCGTCTCGCAGTTCTTCGGATGTTTTCCTCAAGAGCCACGTAACCCACCGTCTCTCCTTGGCGAACCAGGAGGTCATAAGCCACCTCTGATACAAATGTACTTTTGCCAATGCCTGTGCCAGCCGTCACGGTCACGAGCTCACCAGCTCTCAAACCATGCAGCTTGTCGTTCAAGCAGGCGTAGGGATACTCGACACTGTCGACCTTGGGGTCCTCGAGCACAGCCTTGAGCAGCGTGGAGCCACTGACAATGCCATCAGGCTCGTACTCCGTGGCTGTCCACACCATCTGCATGATGGCTTTGCTGTTGTTGTCCACCAGGGCCTCGTTGGCGTCCTTGTAGCCCTCAACAGTGCCGATCTTGCCTCGACGTGGAGGCAGCAGTTGGATCGCTTTCTTGGCTGCTTTCTGCCCATGCTCATCGTTGTCAAAGCACAGGATGATCTCCTCGAACTTTAAAAGCCAATCGAGATTTGCTCGTACGGCCCTTTCCGCAGAGTCAGCACCATTCGGTAGCGATACACACGGCCAGGTCTTACGCACTGCTGCATAGGAAAGGCAATCGTATTCCCCCTCAAATACAACGAGAAGCTTTCCTCCGGAACTCCATTTCTCTTGGCCGAGAAAGGTATGGTCAGGATTGGACCCGTGCTGAATAAACTGTTTTCCAGGTTTACGAATCTTGTAGCCGGAAAGCCGACGCTCCTTGTCGTAGATCGGCCAGAAGTAGGCGTCAGAGTCTCCGTAGCGGCCCTTGAAGTACCCAAAGAACTGATTCGTGTCTTTAGGGATCTTGCGAGAGTCGATAGCCGTGTACGAACCCAGGATAGGC